ACTCTCTTGCTTCAAGGCATTTGACACTGGTTTTGAGCAACCAGATTCTACTAACACTGCCAGTGACAAAGTTGTCTTCACATCTACCAGATTTGGTTCCACAATTATTAGTAACACCAATCGGGTTTTAGAAATTGATGATATCAGTCCTCAGTTCTATAACGATCCAGATGTAATTCGTGCTGTAATTATTGACACTTTCCCTGGTAGTGATAGTGGTATTGATCCTGTATCCGGTATCAAATACCATGCACAAGTGGTTCTAGATGAATCCCTTGGTCTGACTTTCAATACAACTCAGTTCTGCGAATTTATTGTCTTCTCTGATGGTACTAGTAGTTTCATCAACCAATATTCGGATCTGTCAGATTCGTTTGATTTGGGAGAGTTTATTGCAGAAATGTCTGGTAATGATGTTGTCGTCAAGTTCCAACCTTTCAACAATACATTTACTTACGACATCACATTCTATAAAGAAGAACTACCTCGTACTGTGACTGCTGGTATTGGCAGCACTTCGTTTAGTCATGTAGAGAAAATTGGTCTTAGTTCTGCGTTTGCTTCAAGTGGATCTCCTACTACGATATCACTGCATGACATTGATGGAACTAAGTTCCGGTCAGGTCTTATTGTGGTAGCACATGAGAGTGCTACTGAGACTGAAGTGGAAGAGTACAACTTCCTTATGGATGGAGCAAATAATGTTATCTACAGTGACTATGGAAACATGGACACCAATTTCACTCTAGGTGATTTTGATATGGATAATGCTAGCAATGTTCTTAGTTTGACATACACTCCTGCCGCTAACCAAGCGGTTGACGTTCACCTGATGGTGACTCAAGTTGGTGTTGCTCAAACAGCACAATCTAACGTTTCCGGCATCAGTACCCTATCAGTGGGAGATAGTGAACTAGCAGGTGCTTATGTAACAATTGGTGCCGCTGGAAGTCCTGCCAATACTCCCATATCAATCAAGTCTACTGGATCTTTCACATCAGTCAAGTATTTTGTCCAAATACATAATACTACGGATGATGAATACTCTGCGTTTACTGTTGCTGGTAATTCTACAAACGGTAATCTCAACTACAACACCTACAACAACTTGTCCAACGCTTCTAATGAAAAGCGTGACATTCGTAATGTAGAGATGGACCTTGATGGTGCAAACATGCGTCTAATGTTTATGCCTCTAGCAAACAAAGAATATGTTTGCCGCACTTACGAGATTCGACTTGATCGACCCGATAGTATCGCCCAAGATACGATAATAAACCTCTAATGACATTCAAACTCGGTTCTGTCAACAAACAATTCAACTCCGAAACGGAAAGTTTCAAACGCACGTTCAAACTGCGTCACAAACTTGATCCTATTTTCAGGAAAGAGTTTGATGGTGGCAGCACAAGTGCGGTCATTGCAGGTAGTGATAGTATCGTTATCAATAATCACTTTTTCGTTACGGGCGAAAAGTTACAGTACACTGCAGAAGCAGGTAACGAACCTATCGGCATTCAACATGGTGTAAATGGTGTTGGTGCTGCAACTACCTTACCGTCTGAGGTATTTGCAATCAAAGTAAATGAAAATACTTTCAAAGTAGCAGCAACAAAAGCACTTGCCCTTACAGCAGATTCTATTGGTATTACCACTGTAGGTATTGGTTCAACACATACGTTCCAGGAAAAGAAGCAAAATACTAAATGTATTATTCCTGGAGATAATATTATACAGCCACCCATGTATCAAAAAAATGGTGCAACTACTACGTTAGATTCTATCGCTAACAAAGATGTTGTCATGGCAGATGGATCTATCTTTGAAAGATTTGATCTATTCAAAATCAACGACGAGGTGATGAGAATTCGCCTGACTAACGTAGATGGTAATTCCAATAAATTTACGGTAGATCGTGCTTGGATGGGAACGACAAAACAGACCCATTCTAGTGGCGATACTGTTCAGTTTATGTTAGGTGATTATAATATCATTGATAATCAAATTACATTTGTAGATGTTCCGTTTGGTGGTAACAGAAGGACAGTTGGTATATCGTCAAATGATATCAGTATCAGTTCAAATTATTTTACTAGTCTAACTGAAGATCTTGATACTGGCACACAAGTCAAGTTGAGATCTCTCAACCCACCTGAACCTTTAGAGTCAAATAGAGATTATTATATTATCAGAAATGCTGCAAATAATTTTTCGTTTGCAGATACAAAAGATGCCTCTTTGATTGGCAATAAGTTAGTTCTAGTCAGTGCTGGTATTGGTACCCATACTCTCATCAATGCTGATATTCAGGTTGGTAGTAGTTTCCAAGGACGTGTGTTCCAACGTAGTAATTACGATGGCAACGTGATCTTTGATGATCTTGCTGATCAGTTTACTGGTATTGGTAAAACATTTACACTAAAAAAAGATAATACTAATGTTAGTGGTATTGCAACTGACTTTGGTGCAATTCTAATCAATAATATTTTCCAGAAACCTGATGTTGATTATGAGTTTATTAGTTCACCTAACCCTGGTATCACTTCAGTAGCGTTCAAAGGTAATGATTTACCAGGATTTATCGCTAACACTAACCCCAATGATGTAAACGCTAACCGTTTACCTAGGAAGGGTATTGTTGTTTCTTTCGCCAATACTCAAGGTATTGGTTATGTTCCAGGTGCATATGATGATATTGCACTAGTCAGTAGCAATACTGGGATTGGTGTGAGTGTAAGGGTCACTGTTGGTACTGGTAAAAGTGTCGGTCAAATTGATATTGTAAATCCTGGTTATGGATATACTGTTGGTGAACTTCTCCAGGTTGTTGGTATTCCGACTATCTCTACCTATGGACTTGATTTTACTCCTGCAACAGCGACGGTCCTAGACACCTTTGATGATGAGTTTGCTGGATGGGTATTTGGTAAATTAGAAATTCTTGATGATTTTTCTGATCAGTTTGATGGAAGACGCAGTGTATTCCAGATAACTAAAAACAATGTTCCAATGAGCATTGAGAAACGTGATGGATCTGTAGTTGAGTTAGATCAAGTCCTGTTGATCTTTATCAACGATGTTCTTCAGAAACCTGGCAAAGCATATGTTTTTGAGGGTGGAACCAGAATTCGATTTACTGAACCACCTAGAACAGGTTCAAGTCTCCAGTTTTTATTCTATCGAGGAACTGATGCTGACATCACCACGGCAGAAGATTTCCCTGACGTGAAGAAAGGCGACAACCTGACTTTAGGTAAGCAGGACAGTCGTGTTATGCGTGATGTATTCAGTAGAGATACTGTACTGACCACGAATTACAAAGGTCCTTATATTACTGATGCTGCTATTCCTACGCGGGTTATTGATCTGTGTAAGCAGACTGAAGATAAGTTTGTTGAAGGCGTCAAGGTTCCTAAGTCTCGTCCTTCCCTGGGAGCAAGAATTTTCCCAGCAGCACGAGTTATTCGTAATGTTGCTGCCCTTGACACTGAAGTATATTTGAACAGTGGTTCTCTGATCTTTAGTCTAACTGAAGGGAATACTTATAATCCACAAGAAGATTGGCCAATGCTTCTGGTAGATAATGAAGTAAATCCTGTAGGATATGGAACAACAGGTTTCAAAGTTGAGAGAGTCGAGAAAAATGTAGCCAACATTGTAGGGGATAGTGGATATGTGTGTGGTGTTGGTTCAACGGACCAAGGCATGCAAATGCACTTCCATATCTCATTGAATGATGCTCAACGCCAAAACCAATATGGCGGTAAACTCAAAACTGGTATCGGTACAGGTGATTACTTTGTAATCTCTAAATCAAACGTCGGAAGTGGTTTGACTGCTCTATCTAAAGATAGAACTGCAACTGTCGGTACTGCTGTCACATGTATTGACGGTATTTACGAGTGCTCTCATATCGAAGATCTTGCATCTGATGTAGTCAAGGTTCACGTCAATATTGTTAGTGGTCATGGACTTGACTTTACTGGTCTACACAGCGATGTTGGCACCCACTATGCAGAGTTTAGTTGGGCAAAGGTAACTGCAAATTCCTCTATTGGAACTACCTTTACAATCAATACAACTGGTCTTACTGGTATAACAACTGCGCCTACTTTGATCCGCGAGCAAAAACTCCTCGTGGATTATCCATAAATAAGTTGAATCGAGAAGTCATTTAGCATAATGCCAGCCATTATCACTGATCAAATTAGGGTATTGAATGCTTCTAACTTTGTCAGTGGAATTACTACCACTGATAATAGTTATTATGTTTTCATGGGCTTGCCTAATGCTACCGATGTTGCATCGGATTGGAATACGGATACGCCGTCTCCAATTGACAACTTCGACGAACATGATGATATCTATGACACGCTAATTAGTGCCAAGAAAATTACTAGTAGTGATATCTTACGGGTAGTTAGAAAGGTATCTTGGTTGAGTGGTACAACCTATGAAATGTATCGCCATGATTATAGCGTAAACCGCCTTACTCCTAACACCAGTGCAACTGGACTGTATAAGGCAAACTATTATGTGATGAACTCTGACTACAGAGTTTATGA